TCCGTAACGGACACTACAAGTATCTTCTCGCAGTAGTATGTTATGGACTACTATCGCCGTCTCAAGCACTGGGTCAGTCTGTGGGTGGTGTTAGCGCCACTGCTAATCCTGTTGCTAACTCTTCAGGCTCTGTTACTAACCAGGCAATACAGGTTTTACAAGGCCCGTACATCACAAACACTTACGGCGGTGGGATCCAGTGTCAGGGTCCTACACTAAACATTACACCTTATGTAACTGGTAGTATGTCTGCTGCCAAACCATACGAACCATATTACCTTGATCCAGTCTATGATGTTTCAGATTTGGACGATGATGGAAGAATTGATAATCCTGGAGATGTATTATTTTTCAAAAATACGAGAACTGGACAGAAAGATAATTACAATTTATCCGTAGGATTTTCTGCAACTTGGTCTAAACCACTTGATACTAAACTTCAAGACCAATGTAAACAAGCAGCAGCAACACAGATTGCTTTACAGAAACAACTGACTGCTAACAAGAGGCTTGACTTTGAACTCGCTCGTCTCAAGACCTGTGGAAATCTAATGAAGGAGGGTATTCTATTCACTCCTGGCACAGAGATGGCAAAGTTATGTGCTGATGTGACAGTGATGAATAAGAATGCAATTGCTCCACACCGACATTCTATTCCCGCTCCCGCCTCTGTAACTGGCGTCTCTCAAACACAGACAAAATAGGTGGATGTTTCCCCCTTGCCTTATTAATCTTATCAATAATCTTTTTGACAGCAGGTTTAATTAACTTCAATAGAAACTCTGCTATTGGTTTTCCAAAGACTGCTGCCCCTGCTGCTGCTACGGCAATAGTAACCGTTGTTGAAACTTCTTGTGGTGATGGCAAGTATTCTTCTACCCAAGTAGGTTCTTCTGGAACTTCTACAACTTCCTTCTTTGGTTCCTCTTTTATGATGGGAACAGGAGTTTTGTTAATCTCTGGAATTACTGGTGTTTCGGGAATCTCTGGTACATTTCCATCAACTTCAGGAACAGGTTCTGGCGGACCAGTCATTACCATCCCCTCTGGTTCATAATCAATAGGATCAAATGATGGAACCTGACCATCACATAAAGTATAAGTTCCATTCGGATCATCCTTAACCAAACCAGGACCGTTAGGATTGTACTCAACGCATCCTGGTATATCAACAATAGGACTACCAATAGTCACAGTAACCGGAGGAGACTGTGGAATTGCTACTGGAAGTCCAGTAAAAATATCCCGTACTGGTGGAACACCAATATCTTTTATCTCACCAATTCTTACATCACGAATTTCAGGCATCAGTCCCTAAAGATATTTGAAATAGCAGTAAACAGATGAAAGAAAATTACATACAAGAAGAACTTATCTTGATTGTCATTTCTCTTTTTTGCTGGAGATCTAGCCATGTCAAATCGTACTACATCAATACTATTTAACAATTATTAATTAAAACGGAATTACACCGCCAGTTTTTGTTGGCATTTCAGGAATTTCTGGGAGTGCAGAATCAATCATTCCTGGAAGAGACTCTGTGATTGTCTTTGTAATCTCTTCTGTTACTTTAGTACGGACATCCTCAATCATTGCATCTTTATTTACATAAAGATAGTATCCACCACCCAAAACACCCAAAGAAACTAAACCAGATAAAAGTGCTATTGTGTTGACTAATTTTTGCATGGAATTTCTCCGTATGCTAATGGTTCCATCTCATTCAATATTTCATGTAATCTTTCGTATTCATCTTTATAAGATGGATTACCACGCATATTTTTTTGGTATTTTCTCACAATGGTAAAAACTTCTTGCCATTGTCTTTGTTCCATTTTACTCCACCAGGGTTCCGTGTGCTCTTCTGATTTCACGAAGTTCTTCAAAGTTCTTTTGTTTGGTTCCACCGTCGTATGACCAAGCATAACCTTCTTCAATCATTTGCTCGTTGAGAGAGACTTCTGCGTCTCCGATGTAGAGCCATCCCAGGAGTCTACCGTATTTACCAACACCCCCAACAAGCTCAGTCCTAATAACGAGGTCATCATCACCAGCGATAGCACCATGGAGTTTCTCTTCGAGCCAGTGGGTTGCATCGTAACCAAGAGCCTTTTCTTCTTCGTCCTTAGTTCGTTTTTCAGGCGTATCGACTCCTGCCACTCTGACCCTTTCTTTCTTATAAAGATCGAAACCCAGGTCAATAGTGACATCGATAGTGTCTCCGTCTACAACCCTATTTATTTCCACTACTCGGAAATTATAGCAGGACTTCCTGCTAGGTGGTATCATTGCTCCCATTACTTCTTCTTGCCTCCGTTTTTAGCTTTCTTTGCTGTTGCGTTGCCCTGGTTCTGCTTCTTGTTGTTTGCAGTTCCCTTCTTGCCCTTGTTCGGACTCTTGGACATCTTCTTCTAGTTCCTTAAATGATAGGCGTAGAATATATATGACACAATATGCCGTAAATACGAGTCCACAGCATAAAAGTATAATGACTGACCACACTGGGTCGTTTAATTCTCTAGCAGTCATTGAAAGCAGACCCCACTTCAGAACCAATATCAGATCCAACTTTTTGTCCCAGAAGCACCGCCCATCCTGCTGCTAACCATCCCACATAAGGAATACTAGTCAGAGCAGGAGCAAGTCCTGTTGCAATACTAGCGCCTGCCATTGCACCTTGACTGCGTGCTCCAGCGTCCGCCCGAATACACTCTTCTGTTTTTGCAAGTGTCTTTCCCTCACCATCAACGGCACCTCCTGTATTGCGAGTGCCATTCATAGTATATTCATCTCTACGATATTCACTTCTCTTCTCATTTCCACCACCAAATAATCCTTTTTTATTTCTATCCAATTCCATAGATCTCTCAGATGATAAGACCTTAGGATCATTTGCTTTATAATCTATAGAATAACCTTCCTTACTAACATTCACATTCCAAGAAGAATATGGCCCAGTAGGAAGGTTTATATTTGGATATTGTGGTCGATCAGCATACTTCTCAACCATTTTCATCAAGTGTCCAAGAACACCTATATGAGCAATACCAACAGCAGCACCTAAACCAAGTGCAATTAGTTTTATTGCCGATGGTTTTTGTTTTGGTGTTTCCACGATTGTTTCCTCAATAGGTTGTTTCTTGGACTTCCACATTAGTCTTTCTTAGGTTCTACTGCAGATACAACTTCTGGTTCTTTCTTTGCCACTGTTTTACCATTTCCACCTCCCGCCTTAGCAGGAGAAAGTCCAAATGCAGCAAGTGATCCAGAGAAAACTGATGCGATAAAGGTAGGGTCAAAATCAAGAATTTTTTGACCGTTTGGTAGTCTAACGTAGCTAAACGTGAGAAGAGATGCAGACCATATAAGTACAACAACTTTCACTAAATTACCCAAAACTTCACCTTTATCTTCATGATCGTGGTGGTCTTTCTCTTCTACTTTTGCTTTGGGTTTACCGAGCATTTGTAGAGAGTAAGGCTCTGCTATTTATTTGATAAAACCCTCTTCACGCAACCACTTCTCAGTTAGTGGTGTTGGTTTGTAGTCAGTCCACATCGTGCCAGCAGCACAAGACTTCAATGCCTTAGCAGTCATACCCTCAGTCTTACCTGCCCACTTTGCCTCTGCTTCCCAGGGCACAGCAGACTTAGGGTAACTCTCTTCTACAATCTCACGCCAGAGTTTAGGCACATCTTCTTCTGGTTTGATAATAGCAATCATACTATTCTTAATAGTGCCTGCCATACAGTCCTGTGCAGCGTGCCAACCTTCATGACGCATCACAGTCATAAGAACAGAAGGACGCTTCATGAAAGCATCATTCAAATAAAAATTGTTGGACACCGTATGGTAAACACCACGATGCCCAACAGGGAAATATTTTTCTGCTCCTAGAAAAACCATAACTCCGATTTTATCAAGGGATACCAGCATCGAGTCAAACTCGTCAGCAATAGCATCAAAATCAGAATCAGGATACTCTTTACGAATATCGTTGATACTTTGGATTCTTCGAACATCTTTGGTGCATTCTCGTGTAATCATGCAACCCATAGAATCCATACTATAGAATCCTTTTGAGATCTTACCTTCTGCCAAAACTGCAGTAGTCAGAAGACAAGATCCCAATAAACCAAATAAAAGTTTTTTCATGACGTATAATACGCTTTGTAGTATTTAACCAATCCAGCAGTGGTTACATTTCCTTTAGCGATCCATTCATCAACACACTCATACATTGATGTATTTTTATTGTCCTGACCAAAAGTTTTAAAGAGAACTTCAATAGATTGTTCTCGAAGCTTCATCTGCTCTCTGGTGTAATCCATTAATTAAATTGCCCCATACCAGTACCAGAGTTCCAACCACCAGGACCAGACTGAAAATTTTCAGATCCACCAGGAAGTTCTTCTTTCCAAGTGCCCCAATACTTAGAAGCACGCTCATACATCATTTGGTGGATATTTTCTGATTCTTTCTTAGGTTGTGCTGCCTCTACAATTCGTTGCTCTTCAATTTTTTGAGCAACGTGCTTTTCATAGACAACCACCTTTTCACTCTTCACAGGCTTAGAAAACCAAGAATCAAAAGGAGTAACAACAGGGGCAACAACTCCTGTGTAAGTCGGTTGTTTCTTTTCAGATTTTTTAGGAGTATCTTCAATGAACTCACTCTTGGGAATAAACACTTTCTTAACGTATTTAATACCCTTCTTAATTACTTTCTTAATCATGCCCAGACAAGTCGTTTAGTATAGTTATAAGCGTATTGTTCACGATACCCTTTGATGCCCCAACCTAACCAGTAATAAGCAGGAACCATGTACTGATGAACAGGTTGTCCAGCACCCTCAAACTCTGGAAGAACTTTTTGAAAATGCGACTCATTTATCATATAACGAGTCTGTCCTTCAATGCTGCTAGGATTGCAACCATATTTCTTACAGAATTTTCCCAGACCCGTGTATCTGTTGTAGGTAGTCCATTGAATAAGTCCGTATCCACCACGATAACACTTCTCATAAGGAACGATAGCACCTCCCTCACACACATTAGGACGGAAACCAGACTCTGACTTGATATTGCCCATGATCGTTGCAAGGGCATTACGGTCTCTAATCTTTGTACTCTCTTGGAGTTTTTCTAAAACATACTTTTCATTAGGATTGCAACCAGGACACTTCCAAGATTTTTCTACAACCTCAATTGGAACTGCCTTACCATTATCAACTTTTACATCTACCATTGCAACTTGGGGTGGTGCTTTGATTTCAGAAATCGTCGGATAAGCACACGCTGCACCAGTTGTTGCAAGAATTGTAGCAATAATTTTGTTAAACATTAAATCGATTGAACTCAGCATCCGCATAGAGATAAAATCTCTGTCGGCACAAGTCTATGTAGCATAACATTAAACCCGCACCGTGTCAAACCTGTCAGGGAGTGCTGACCCAAACTCTGGGAAATAAGTTCTGAAAAGTTGACTTGCTTCAATATGCTGGCCATCATCAACCAACTTTTCACATTCTTTAAGTATTTTCTTTTTAAAACTGTCTGATGCTCCGTTAGTCATCCGTGTCTCCTAAGTATTCTAGTGAATAGATTTCATGATCTTCGATTTCTGGATCTAACCATTCGTAGAATTCGGCTTTAATAGCGTGTGCATCTTCTATTGTATCCACAACATCATAAGTAGGAATTTCACAAAGAGTATGTATACGATCTATTGCCCAATCATGTGTCGCTGATAGAGTGTCTTCCAAAGTTACCATAATCTTTTCGCATGTAGCGTCCAAGGATGTTACTATTGTAGTACGCTGGACTGCCGTCGTCAAGTGCCTCAGATAAGACATTATTTAAGAATAACTGTTTTGTTTCCTCAAAATTACAATTACCCTTCGTGGTGTGGAGACTTATTATTTCTCTATTGAAAGTCTCTTTACCGTATTTTTTTAAATCCTCTTTTAATTCTGGGCAAGAACCGTAATACTTCTTCCAAT